AAGGTTGTGATTCTTCATGGCATTATCCTTGGGTTAATATGGTACAACCATTGCACCATAAAGGTATCATAACATGAAGGGCTACACATTTCAACGCGGCACTAAAACAATACCATAATGGTATCACTATGTTGAATTATCCAAGGGGTCTGAATCGAATTATCCAAAATTATCTTGGGTCTGGATAATTAGAAAACGTGTGTATACGTCTTGAAACCCGCATGGATATTGGGCTGGCAGAGGTACTAAGGGTTTACCCTTGCCGAATTATCCAAGGGCTGGAAAGGGGGTGTCACTTTTTGGCGATGTGAACTTTGCGCGCTTTGCACATATGGTCCACACAGAATTTTTATTTCCACACGTATCCTCTTTTTCTTTGGATAATTGGATAATTGGATAATTAGAAGACCTAACCCATTGATTTATATGGGAAATCGAATTATCCAGCCTAATTATCCAACTTTTTCCTTGGATAATTCAACACATGGTGTGTATGTATACGTTTGAAGGTGTGTATACACACGTTAAGGTGCAACCCACGCTCCGCGCCCTTGGCGTTTTGTCGAATCCCAAACCGATGTGGTGTGGAATACTTCGCGCTTTATTTCTTGTGATGCGTATGGTTCACGGGCAAACTTGGCACCCGTAGACCAGCGATGGTTTGCACTGCGGTATGGTTCAGGGGGAAGACCCCCCTGAGTTACTCGGTCAACCTCACCCTTGATTAGGGGAGGCATTGGGTACATCGTACCCTTGGCGACTGTATGGACTCGCATTAGGCTTCGATGGTGTCAGTTGTAGTGTCAGCCACGATTGCCGCGATGAATCCGAACACGAAGGCTTTTTCACCTTTGAGTACAACAGCGTCACCATTTTTGTTTTTCTTGGTGTCGTACACACCTTTGACTTGTTTGCACAGGTTGATAAGGGTCTCTTTGTTGACCGCACCAGTTGCAGGGATACCTGCTGACACCCAAGGCAAGTTGGCTTTAGGGATTAAGCCGCAAGTCAGAATGTCATTCACCAAAGGGCGGTATTGTCCGTTTTGCAGGTACTTGAACATTAAGCCAGCCGCAAGGTGAGTACGTGATTCACGACTAGCGAAGGCGATAGCACGAGAGAATGAACCAGTTTTGCCCTTGGCGTTCAAGGTAACTAAGCCACCATTTTGTGCGTTTTCGATGATTGAGATTTGCATTGCGTTTGTAGACATGATTGACTTTCAAAAGTTAGGTTTCAAGATATACCCTGCGAATCAAGGCACATCACAAAACCCCCACCCACAATTTGCCGATTGTGTTTACACCATGCCCCGAAGGGTTTAGGTGATGATGGGCGTTTCTATCGGATTAGCTCACCCATGCCGTGCCATGGTCGGGCCCATAGTATTCATTTGAATACCGACACCCTACAATAAATTTTTAATGATTGACTGACTAAGTTTTCGTCATTCGTGTTTTCCCTTACATGACAATACACACCTTGCCTGCGATGGATTGACCCATGCGAGCGAAGATACAATGCGCCGTAAGCACAAACAATTACACACTTTCATTTTTAATGAGCGTCAGAGGATGGGCGATACCATCACAAGGTAGGCAGGCTTGCTACTCGCTACCTGCTACAAGGTAGGCGGGCTTGCTACTCGGCCACCCCCCACAGGCCCCCCACACCCCCACCCCGCCCGCCCCCCGCTTAGGGCGCAGTCTCACAGCACGTCAAAAAAATAGGACATACACACCTTTTACGTGTGTATACACACGTCGACCCCTAAAAACGCCCCAAAAATTCAAAAAATGCCGTAGAATGTGTGTATACACACCTTTTAAGGACCGAAAATGAAGCGTTGGAACCTGTTTTTGCCCGATGAATTGCTCGATAAAGTCAAAGTTTTGGCTGCCAAAAAGGGCATTCCGGCCTCAGAATTAGTGCGCGTGACCCTCGAAAAGTACGTTGCAGCCGTCGAAAAAGCCGCTCTAGAGGCGAAAAATGCTGCCTGAAGACCAAAATATCGGGGAAGAGCCCCTCGAATATGGTGTTAAGACCACTTCGTTCCCCTTGGTGAGCGATGAGATGGTGGCCAGCATTGCCCTTGGCATGGAAGATGAGCTCATAGTGGCCTCTCGTCACGGTCTCAGCGTCGAACAGTACAAAGAGTTGGCAGCCGCCCCATGGTTTCAGCTCCAAGTCACCGCAAAGCGGTCCGAGTTTGCAAAAAATGGCGTCACCTTCAAGGCCAAGTCCGCATGGATGGCCGGAGACATCCTCGATCAGGTGTACCTGCTAGCATCGAGCCCAGACGCAAGCCTTGGCCAGAAACACGAAGTCCTGAAAACCCTCAGTAAGCTCGGTGGACTTGAGCCGAAGGAGGAAAAACAGGTGCATACTGGGCCGGGGTTCAGTATTTCCATCGACTTGGGTGGTGGCCAGTCCATCAGCTTGAGCAATGGTCCTAGTCCGGCGCTTCAGCCAGTCACGATCGACTCAAAAACACAACAGGTAGAAGAATGAGCACCTACAAGCCAACGGAAACCCAGCGGGAGTACATGCTGGACGATCAGTACGTTCGAGTTCTAGCCGGGCCGGTGGGCGGCGGTAAGTCCGTGACGTGCGTACATGAGCTCGTTCGACTGGCGTGCGGCCAAGCGCCCAACGCCAAAGGCATACGTAAAACCCGAGCGGTTATCGTGCGTAACACGGCTGACCAGCTGGCGCTGACGACCCGAAAGACGGTGTTCGACTGGCTGCCCCCGGGCGAAGCGGGTATCTGGAAGGCTGTGGAGAAGACGTTCGTGCTGATGGCCAAACTTGCCGACGGCACCACGGTTGAGTCCGAATGGATTTTCATTCCGCTGGATACGCCGGACGACGTGCGAAAGGCGCTGTCACTGGAGACCACGTTCCTGTGGGGCAACGAGAGCCGAGAGCTCCACCCCGAAGTTGTTGACGGCCTTCTGTCTCGTCTGAACCGATACCCCTCGGCCAAGGACGGCGGACCCACGCGCTCGTGTGCGCTGTTCGATACCAACATGCCCGACGAGGACACATGGTGGCACGACAAAATGGAGAACCCTCCATCGAACTGGGCGGTGTACAAGCAGCCGGCGGCGATCTTGAAACCCGACACATACCTCGACAAGTTCGGTGAGGAGCCCGAGGAGCTCTTGCTGGACAAGGACGGCGGCGAGTGGGCGGTCAACCCAGAGTGCGACAACTACGACCATCTGCCCAAGCAGTATTACCCCAACTTGATTCCCGGCAAGACCGAGGACTGGCTGCGTGTGTATCTCCGCTCGGAGTACGGGCGCTCGCTGTCTGGCACCCCGGTGTATGAGAAGACGTTCATTTTTGACTTCCACGTCTTCAAGAACTCCATCAAGCCGATCAGGTCCGAGGACTACCCAGTCATCATCGGCGTTGACTTCGGGCGCACGCCGGCAGCGGTGTTCAAGCAGCGCGACCCCCGTGGGCGCGTGGTGACACTGGCCGAGCTCGTGTCTGAGAACATGGGCATCGAGACCTTTATTCGCACGAAACTCAACCCGTTCATCGCCAACCACATGCAGGGCTGTACGTTCCTGTGTGCCCCGGACCCCGCCGGATACGCGAAGCAGCAACAAAATGAGATGTCGCTTGTTGATGTGCTTAAGAACGCCGGATTCAAATGCGTGCGACCCCCGACGAACAAACCAGAGCTCCGGATTCAAGCGGTCGAGCGCTTGCTCAATCAACAGTTAGAAGGTAAGGCGATGTACGTCATCGACCCAGAATGCAAGTCGCTCATCAAGGGCTTCCGCTACGGGTACCGCTACAAGATCAAGAAGAACGGCGAGATGGAAGACAAGCCGGACAAGAACGAGTTCTCCCACGTCCACGATGCCAACCAGTACGCTGACTCGGTGATCGACATGAACGTGCGCGGTGCGGCGGTGAACACCGGGCGTCGAGAAATCCGAAAAGTGAAGTACACGTACACTTGACCGCACGGCGGCGCGGGGTACAATTCGGCAACTTTCTAAAGGGGCACCATGTCTACTTTTTACCCCTCAGCCACGCTTGAGCGCCGCAACGAAGAGTTCGGCCTCCAAGTTGCACGCGGGCAAGTCCCCGGGCATCGCGTCGTCCAAGTCTTTGGGTACAACCCAGATGTTGATACCTCCGAAGAAACAGTCTGGCCGGATGGTGGCACTCTCCACCACGCAGACTCCGCTAGTGTCTTGAAAGTCAGCTCCAGTAGCGCCAGCGACACAGCGGCGGGTACGGGCGCACGCACTGTGTTTATTGAAGGTGTGGATGACAGCTACGCGGTCGTCAGCGAGCTGGTGACGCTCAACGGGCAGACGGCTGTCAACACTACGAACTCCTATCGGTTTGTTAATTCGATGTATGTTGCAAGTGTGGGCTCCGGCGGCTCTAACGCCGGCAATATCAACATTGGCACGGGCACCGTGACAGCTGGAGTTCCAGCAGTTCTGTATGACATCATTGCAATCGGATACAACAACCGCACCACTGGGCACTACTGCGTCCCTGCGGGGTATACAGGCTACCTGACATCTGGCGTTATCACAACTGGCCAATCATCAGGCTCTACCTCTGTAACGGCATTCCTCAAACAACATGGCCCTGATGGTATCCTTAGGGTTGGCGCGGTATCAACGCTAAACAACGGCTCTGTGCAGTATGACTTCAACCCACCTTTTGTAATTCCTGAGAAGAATTGCGTAGGTGCATCGGTGATCGGGTCTTCCGCAAACAACTCCGCCAGTTCGTTTTTTAACATTGTGCTGGTTGCGGGCCCGAACGCTTCAGCACCCGGAAATCCTTGGAACTAATAAGGCTCACACATGGCTGCTCTAATCCCCGTCGCACGCGCTTCTGATCTCGAAGCGGAATCGAAACGTCGCAGTGACGAACTGCAAAATCAGCCCGTCATTCAGGGACTTGCAGCCCATGTGCGCGAGCGCTGGGACAACGCCCGTACAGCGAAACGTAAACTCGAAGAACGCATGCTCCAATGCCTGCGCCAACGCAACGGCGAGTACGACCCAGAGAAAGCTCAAGAGATCGCCGACCAAGGCGGTTCTGACATCTACATCAACTTGACTTCGGTCAAGTGCCGTGCGGCCACCAGCTGGTTGCGCGACACCCTTTTGGGTTCGGGCGCTGACAAGCCATGGAGCATCCAAGGTACGCCAGAGCCGACAATGCCTCCTGAAATTCTTCAAGAGTTGCAGGCAACATTGGCCCAACAGTTGATGGCCCACATGGAGCAGGGCGGCATGCCGCCTTCTCAAGACGAGTTGCGCCAGATGGCCATGCAGATGAAAGACGAGGCGCTGCGTCAGCTCAAGGAAGAATCCGACGAGCGCGTGTCCCGCATGGAGCGCAAGATGGAAGACCAGTTGGCCGAAGGCGGCTGGTACAAAGCGTTCAACGAATTCCTCGACGACATCGTCACCTTCCCCTACGCTGTGCTCAAGGGCCCAATCAAGCGCAAGCGCAAGACCCTGCAATGGCAGAACGGCAAGCTCGTACCGGTGGAGTCAATCCGCAACGAGTGGGAGCGCGTTGACCCATTCATGCTCTACTGGGCACCGTGGTCTTGGGAGCTCGGCGACGGCTACATCATCGAACGCCACCGCATGACTGCGGACGACTTGCAAGCCTTGATCGGCGTGCCCGGCTACAACGATGACGCTATCCGCACGGTCTTGAATGACTTTGGCACCTCAGGCATGAAGCAGTGGTTGTGGACCGACGCATCGAAGGCGCAAGCCGAAGGTAAGTACGTCACTGAAGCGATCATCTCCGGCGACTTGGTTGACGCCCTCCAGATGTGGGACTCGGTCAAAGGCAGCTTGCTCATTGAGTGGGGCCTGACCAAAAAAGAGATTCCTGACCCAGCCCTGAGCTACCCCTGCGAAGTGTGGTTGATCGGCAACGTCGTCATCCGCGCTGTGTTGAACTACGACCCGCTGGGCCGCAAGCCGTATTTCCTGACCAGCTACGAAAACCTGCCCGGCTCTGTCGACGGCAAGGGCGTGACTGACCTGTGCCGTGATGCACAGTCGATGGTGAACGCATCTGCACGCAGCTTGGCCAACAACATGGGCATCAGCTCTGGCCCACAGGTCGGTGTGAACGTGTCGCGCTTGCCACAGGGCGAGGACATCACGGACATGCACCCATGGAAGATTTGGCAGTTCACTGCGTCCGAAGTGGCCGACAGCTCTGCCCCAATCAGCTTCTTCCAGCCAAACAGCAACGCGCAAGAGTTGATGACGGTGTTCGAGAAGTTCAGTGCTCGCGCCGACGAAGACACCATGATTCCTCGCTACATGTCTGGTGAGAACACACCGGGCGCTGGCCGCACTTCGTCTGGCTTGTCGATGCTCATCAGCAACGCCGGCAAGGGCATCAAGCAGGTTATCAGCAACATCGACCACAACGTCATCACCCCAGCCATCGAGCGCCTGTACCAAGACAACTTGCGCTACAGCGACGATCCAGATTTGATCGGCGACGTGAACATTGTGGCCAAGGGTGCTACCAGCTTGGTCATCAAGGAAGCTGAAGCCGTGCGCCGCAACGAGTTCTTGACAACGGTCCTCAACAGCCCAGTGGCTCAACAGATCGTGGGCATGGACGGCGCTGCCGAACTCTTGCGCGATCAAGCCAAGAACCTCAGCGGTAACGTGGACCGTATCGTGCCA